CAGGCGCTGCACCGCATGAAGACCGGCGCCGCGAGCGCGGCGAACTGGACGCAATTCACGCAGAGCCAGGTGCTGGGCGACGCGGCGATCGTCGCGAATAAGGCCCGCGGCACGGTCCGGACGCGCGGATGAGCGGCAACGACTGGGCGGCCTTCGCCAAAGAGCAGGCGCAACGTGCGCACGGGCTGCGGCTCTTCGGCCAGCCGCCGGCCGAGCTCGCGATCGACAAGGCCTGCCCCGATTGCGGCAGGAGCGATCGCTGGGTGCGGATCCAGGTCTTGGGCGAGACGCCAGGCTGCAGCGGCGTGCATGAGCGGCCGGCCGCCGGCAACCCGTGCCAGTGCGGCCGCCTCGAGGTCGCGCATCGACCTGAGGAGTGGGGGCAGATCTGCGCGATCCCGCCGCAGCGCGCCGGCGTGAAGATGCAGTGCTACAACTGCGGCGCGCAGTTCACCTATCGCGATGTGCCTTTCGATCCGCGCGAGCAGTCGCCGCGGACGAAGCGGCTTCACGACGACGCAACGATTGGGAGACTCCCGCTATGACGTGGTTCACGCCGGCCGGCCTTGTGGCATTCATCCTGGCCTGGCTGTTCGTCGGCTGGCTGGGCTTCGGCTTCTCCGTCCGCAGCAACGACGTCACCGAGGAGAACTGGAAGCGCATCATCGTCACCTGGCTGACGCTGTGGCCGATCCCGCTCGCGCTCGAGATCCTGAGCGCGCTGTGCCGGGCGGCGATCACCGTCTTCCATCGCGACCACGGCCTCCTGACGAAGTGGCTGCTCGTGTTTCGGCGCTCCTTCACGGTGCGCTTTCCCACGCGGCGCACGACCGTGGTGCCGCAAACCCCCAAGCAAGGAGTGAGCTGATATGTGGAAGCTCGAACAGCGCCCGCGCTACTACGACGACTGGTGGCTGCGGAGCAAGGGCCCCTCGAGCAGCTACCCGTCGTTCGAGGAGGCCGCGAAGTATGCCGCCCAAGGCGAGCATCCGGAGTTTCGGCGTGAGGTCGGCGGCGTGTGGGTCTACGTCGACGAGGCGACCGGTCACGTCCACACCGCGGACCTGAAGCCTGCCTGGCGGATCAAGGCCGGCGTGAGCGAGACGGGCGTGCAGGAGTACGACGTCTTCGACTCTGCGGAGGACGCCGCAGAGAAGGCAGCGGAGGGCGAGGTGCCGGAGCAGATCCTGGTCCCGACGCCGCCCGGGGCGGAGATCGTGCCGCGCGGGACGGCGGACATCACGCCGCCGCCGGCGGGCGAGAAGGAGCTGCTGCAGAAGCAGCTCGCGGAGTTGTCGGCGCGCTTGGCCAGTCTCGAGCGTGGGTCGGCGTGACCGACACGTATCACCCCTATCCCGGCAAGATCATCTCCGACTTCGCGACGCTGAAACGCGAGGGGAAGAAGGGGAAGCCGATCTGGGGGGCAGGCGATTACCGCGGGCCGAACACGACGTTCACCTTCGACGGTGAGCGTCGTGCTCGGTTTGCGTGCGAGGTCTGCGGGACGGAGAACCTGCTCGAGCTGCGATCGCAGGGCGCGTATCAGCGCGGCTACTGCAAGGGCAGGAAGTGTCGGAAGGTCACCAACCAGGAGCGTGTGCGATGACCTGGGCGCTCAAGGCCTCGAGCCTTGGTGGGCGTGGCTTAAATGACGGCGAAGCTCCCTCGGGCGGAGTGACGGCCTCCGCTGGCGGTCGGATCGCAGTCGGGACGACAAACCGTATCCCGGTCCGGCTCATGGCAGGGGCCACGTCTGCTCCAGGTCGTTCACAATGACCGCGGCATTGGTCGCGTTGGCGGCACTGATGGCGTCGCCCAGCGGCGGGACGATGCGGCCCCGCCAGTACGAGTTGTCGAAGGCGGAGCGCAAGCGGAAGGCGAAGGCCAAAGCGAAACGCAAACGCGAGAAGGCGTCGCGACGGAGGAACCGATGAAGTGTCCGCATTGCGGGAACGAGATCGAGCTGAAGGTCGCCGACTACGGTGTCGTCGTGTCGCCACCCATCGGTGAGGGGCAGATCGCGACGGCACGGGCGATGGTCGACGTCAAGCACGTCGCGCCCTGCCAGGATTTCCTCAAGGACCCGGTCGGGTCGGTGCTCGGTGGCTGACGCACCGCCGCTTACGTGGCAGCCGTGGCCGGTGCCCGAGAAGTTCGGCGGCGGCTTCCGTGTCGTGCTGGGTGAGCCGGACGACAAGCTCCTCGTCGGCCGGCAGATCGGCGCCGTGCCGGGAACGCTGACGTACAAGGAGGCGCAGGCTCTCGCGAAGACGATGAACCGGCTCGAGGCCAAGGCGCGCGCCGTCGCGCCGCAACCGGAGGCGACACATGGCTGACGCAGTCGTAATACGCGAACGCACGAGCAGTGGCTGGGGCGTCCGCAAAGCCAACGCCGTGCCGTCGATGGGCCGGCCGCAGCCCGCCATCCGCGACTTGACGGGCGCCCCGATGACGATCAGCGGCCCGGCCGGCAGCGCGGGCCGCGGCTGGATCAACTCGATCGCCGCGAGCACCTGGTACACGCCGGGCCAGCCGGTCGCGCCGCAAGCGCCGCCCGAGACGCCGTATCGCGCGCTCGACTACCCGGTCGGCATCAACATCATGTACGTCCCCCGCAGCGAGGAGGATCTCACCTACGCCCAGCTGCGCTCGCTGTCGGATCTGTGGGACCTGCTCCGCATCGCGATCGAGAGCAAGAAGAGCCAGCTCTGCGCGCTCGACTGGACGATCCGCCCGGTGAAGGGGCTGGGCGAAAGCGCCGCCGACTACAAGGCGCGCGCGCAGCGGGACGACGTCGCCGGCAAGGCCGAGCAGATCCGCCAGATCTTCGATCACCCGAACGGGATCGACAAGTTCGACGCCTGGCTGCGGCCGGTGCTCGAGGACCTGATCGTCATGGACACGATGGCGATCGTGCGCGACCAGCGCGCGGGGCGCACGACGTTCGAGTACATCGACGGCGGCACGATCAAGCGGCTGCTCGACGTCAAGGGGCGCACGCCCGAAGCGCAGGACGGCGTCGCGTTCCAGCAGATCATCAAGGGCGTCCCGGCGGGCAACTACACCGAGGCCCAGCTGTTCTATCGCCGGCGCAATCCGCGGCCGCACAAGATCTACGGCATGAGCCCCGTCGAGCAGATCGCCTGGACGGTGAACTTCGCGATCCGCCGCGCCATCTACAAAATGAGCTACTACACCGAGGGCAACATCCCCGAGGCGTTCATCCAGCTGCCGGCGGACTGGGGCCTCGACCAGATCCGCGCCTTCTCGGAGTGGTTCAACTCGCTGCTCGCCGGCCAGCCCGACGTGCGCCGGCGCGCGTTCTTCCTGCCGGGCGTGTCAGGCAAAGACTCCGTTATCCCGATGAAGCAGGACACGCTGAAGGACGACATGGACGAGTGGCTCGCGCGCGTGGTGCGCGACGCACTCGATCTCTCGCCGCAGCCGTATGTGCGCGAGATGAACCGCGCCACCGCGCAGGCGGGCCAGGAGGCATCGCGCAACGAGGGTATCGCGCCGTGGACCAAGTTCCTCAAGGGCACCTTCACCGACCTGATCCAGAACAAGGACACCGGGCTCGGGGAGACGGATTTCGAGTTCTCGTTCGCCAACGAGGAAGAGTTTGACCAGCTAAAGAAGGCGCAGCGCCAGGCGCTGCAGGTGCGCAACGCCATCAAGGCGGTGAACGAGGCGCGCGCCGAGAATGGCGACGATCCCGTCGAGGGCGGCGATCAACCCGGGTTCGCGACGGCGACCGGCTACGTGCCCGTCACCAATTCACAGGAGAAGGACGACACCCTGCTCGAGGGCATGCAGGGCCGCAACGACGCGATGCAGCAGAACGCGCAAGCGGGGCAAGCCGGCAAGCCGAGCGACGGCGGCGACAACCCGGGCGGCAAGAATCAGCCGGCTGGCAACGTGCAGAAGGTCACCGCGGCGGATGCGTTTGCGAGTCGCCGGCAGCGGCGCCGGGCCGCCCAGTTCCAGTCCGTGCTCGAGCGCTTCCTGCAGGAGCAAGCGCGGCGCACAGCATCGCGGATCGCGCCGGCCTATGACCAGCGTCGCGTAGCGAAGGCGACGACGGGCGAGCTGATGAGCTTCGTCGAGGAAGCGGGCGTGGAGCTAGAGAAGTGATCTGCGTGCCGATGCCCATCGCTGACGTCGTGAAACTCATTCGCGGCGATCTGTATGGCGTGGTCTGGCCGGTGACGACGTCGCTGCCTGTTGACCCGTTCGACCGCGAGGAAGCGTGGATCGCGAGCGGCGACGGCACAACGTTCCACGAGTTCATCTCTCAGCGCACCCAACCTTATCACGACGTCGAATCGCAGCGCCAGCTGCAAGACGTGGCGCTCAAGGCCAGCCTGCCATCTGCCTATCAAGGGCTGCGCAAGTGACGCCCCGCAAGCTGCTCGACGTGATCGACGCCTATCTCGCCGATCCGAAGGTGCCGCTCGATCAGCGCCGCGCGGTCTGGGACGTCCTGGTTGCGCTCCGCGGCCCCGATCGCAAGAAGGACCGCAGGACGATGAAGCACAGCGTCGCGGCCGCGATCCGCGCGCATGCCTTCCCGCGCACCGCGCGGTTTCTGGCGCGTGAGGCGAAGCAGGGCTTCCGGCCGAAGTTCGATCGGAAGGCGAGCCTGCGCGACGTCGCTGAGGACCTCCAGGACGGCGGCGGTCACTACCACACGCACGCCTGGCGCGCGCTCCTCGCGCTGTCGAAACACGGGCCGGACAGTCGCGACTACCTCGAGGGCATGGATTGATGCAGCCCGGCACGTATCGCGAGACGGCCGCCTGCCCCTACTGCGCCAAGCCGATCCATCGCGAGACGGAGGTGCTGGGTCCGTTCCTGCGCTGGCGCGTCCTCCACGACGAGCCGCACTGCTACGAATGGAGCTCGGGCACCGTGGACCCGGACCTCATTATCGACGCGCTCGCGGCCGCACCGATCGAAGCCTCCGCACCGCCGGCGAAGGCCTTCAACCCGATCCTCGGCTGGGTCCGGGTCCGCGGCACCGTCAAGGTCAACGCGATGCTGTACGACGCGGTCCTCGCGCTGCCGGAGCGGTGGGCGGAAGAGCAGCTGCCCCACTCCGAAGATCTCTTCGGGATGATGGTCAACGAGCGTTGGCTCGTGTCGAACTGGCCGCTGATGTGGTTTCGGCTTGACACCGCGCTCGGCCGTCCGCTCACCGCCGAGCGCCTGGCGGAGTTGTGAAGACGCCCAAGGCGGACGTCCACTACCGCGACGCCACCGACCTCGCGCGCTCCTGCCGCACCTGCTGGAAGTACCGCGGCTCGCCGCGCTCCTCGGGCTACTGCCTGCTCATCGCCGGCGACATCTCTCCCGACGACACCTGCGACAACTGGGCGGCGAAGCGCGTGCGCAAGGGCGACCCCCCGACGAGCGCGCTCGACCAGCTACCGAATCATCGACTCAAGTGGGACAAGGTCCGGATCTTCGTCTTCAACGCGAAAGGCGAGCTACTGGCATTGCGGCGCGGCCCGCACCGCCACCGCGTGGGCCAGTGGGAGATGGTGCAGGGCTCGATCGAGCCGACCGACGCCTCACCCGAACAGGCGGCGCTCCGCGAGTTCCGCGAGGAGACCGGCTACACCCTCGCGGACCTCGAGGACTGGACCCAGATCAGCGAGCGCACCTATGCGGCGAGTCTGGTGCCGGGCGCCGGCGTGCCCGACATCACCAAGAACCCCGAAGACCCGCCCGAGCACGACGCCGTGCGCTTCGGCAAGCCCGAGATCGTGCTGTCGTGGTTTGGGCGCACGGCGCTGAAGGGCGACGACGGGATGGCGAAAGCCGCGCCCGTCGACGACGTCGAGCGGATCCTGCGCGCCGTGGCCTGGGATGACTTCGACGCGCTGACGCGGCTGATCGCGCCGGGGCTCGGCGAGGCGGCGAGCGAGGGCGTGGTCCAGGGCTTCCAGGACCTGGGCGTGGCCGATGACGAAGCGTTCGCGCTCGCCAGCGCCGACGCGATCGACTACGCGCGGACGCGGGCCGCGGACTTGATCGACGACATCGTGCCGACGACGAGGAACGGGATCCGCGCGCTGATCGAGACCGCGCTCGTCGACGGCTGGAGCGGCGACCAGTTGGCGCAAGCGATCCAGGACTCGGTCGGGTTCAGCGCCGATCGGGCCGCGCGCATCGCGAGTTTCGAGCTCGCGGCCGCGAATACGCAAGGCAACATGGTGGCGTGGCGCCGCTCGGGTGTGGTGAAAGGCAAGCAGTGGCTGCTCGGCAACGATCACGACGAGGATGACATCTGCGACCAGAACGCCGACGCCGGCGTGATCCCACTCGACGCACTGTTTCCGAGCGGGGACGATGGGCCGCCGGCGCATCCGGCCTGCGCGTGCGTCTGTGTGCCGGTGCTGCACGAGGACGATGGCGACGCCTGAGATCCGGAAGGCGCTCGGGATCGTGGAGGCCGCGCGCCAGCGGCTGCTGCTGGCTGCGAACCGCACCACTGGCCAGGACAAGCGCACGACGACGGCGGGGGCGCTGTTCTACATCCGCGAGCACGTCAACGCGGTCGACGAGCTGCTGGCCGAGGCGGAGAAGGTTTTGCAGACGGCTGCACTCGCGCAACTCTAGCGCGGTATATATCGGTATATACCCGACGACGGGTGGGGGGCGCGTTGAGGTTCACGGCAACGTGAGCGCAGCAGCGGCGCGCAGACGCCGGATCGCCAGGTGCCGAGTCCAAAGGGCTGTGACACGGCCAGCCACGGCGGGATCCGACGACGGGAAGCGACCCGCCCCACCCGACCTCAGGCTTGCGTAGGAAAATCGTTATTCACATATTCACACCCGTGAGGTAGGACCACACAACTGAGGCCAGTGAAGCGCTTCGATCGCACTGCGGTCGGGGCGCTTTTTTGTTGCCCGGAGGTCCGAGTTGCCCGAGCTCGAGACGCTGACCACGATCGCCTTCGCGCCGCTCGTCAAGTACAACGTGGCGAACGGGGAGTTCGCCGCCGTCGCGGCCAGCGAGCGCGTCGACCGCGCCGGCGAATCGTTCGACTACGAGAAGTCGAAGCCGTACTTCAAGGAGTGGAGCGAGACCTTCCGCAAGCGCACCCAGGGCAAGAGCCTCGGCAACGTGCGCGAGATGCACAAGGCGGAAGCGGTCGGCGTCCTCAAGGCCATCACCTTCGACGACAAGAACAAGCAGATCCTCATCCGCGGCCGGATCGTCGATCCCGTCACCAAGCGCAAATGCGAAGAGGGTGTCCTGACCGGCGTGTCGATCGGCGGGAGCTACGTCGGCGATCCGGTGCCCGACGCCAAGGATCCGCGCGTGCTGCGCTACGTCGCGCGGCCCACCGAGATCTCGGTCGTGGACGATCCCGCCAACGAGGACGCGACGTTCGAGCTGATCGGCGCCGATGGCGCCACCAAGATGATGAAGTTCGCGCCGCCCGTGGCCGAGACGATCGAAGCCGAGGCGGAAGAGGCGGCGTTCCGCGCGTCGCTGCTCGCCACCACTGTCCTCCGCAAATCCAACCCGAGGTTCTCGATGACGACCAAAGACGTCTCCCAAGACGAGCAGCTCGCGAAGGCGTTGAAGAAGCTCGCCAAGGCGCGCGCCCAGAAGATCGTCCGCAAAGCCTTCGGCATCGCCGACGGCACGAAGATCAAGGTCGGCGTGAAGGCCTACGTCGACGGGCTGATCAAAGCCGCCGTCGCCGATCGGCCGACGAAGGACGAGGTCACCAAGGCCAACGAGTCGATCGTCAACGGCCTGATCGAGGCGATCCGCTCGGGCCCGCTGCCCGACAAGAAGGTCGAGAAGGCGGCCGAGAGCGAGAGCCCGATCCGGCTGGTCGCGGACGACGAGGGCAAGACCGGCGAGAACCAGTCCGACGAGGCGAAGGCGCTGCGCAAGAGCATCGAGGACGCGAAGGGCAAGCTCGAGAAGCTCAACCAAGGCGGCGGCGAGCGCGGGGCCGATAACGGCCGGCGCTACGCGGCCGCGCTCTAACCGGAGGTCCCGATGTACGCATCGCCAGGCCAGATCATCGTCGAGTGGGTCGATCCCACGGAGGTCGTCACGGTCAGCCCGAAGACCGGCCGCAAGGTCGTCGTGAAGGCGTGGACCGAAGACGAGCTCCAGAAGGCGCTGCAGACCGCACCCCGCGCGGAAGGTCGCAACGGGATTCTCATCGGCGTGCGGAGCGGCGGCGTGCCCGCCGACGCCCTGCGCAAGCACGTCGGGGAAAACCTCCGCACCGACGGCGGCAGCGCGCTGATCATCGGCACGCAGACGTACACGAAGACGCTGTAAGCAGCACGCAGCACCACAACTGAGGCAAGCGATGGGCCCGGGTGCCACTGGCGCTCCGGGCCCTTTTTTTGTCCCCCGCTCAAGGAGTCCGACATGGTCGGCGGCATGAGCATCGACACGATCCTGCAAGCCCGGCGCCTGCTCTACGGCGGCGGCGGGGCGCTCTACCCCGGCATGACGGGCGGCCCGGCCGACTGGCTGCGGAAAACCGCGACCACGACCGGCCTCACGACCGGCACCGGCCTCGTCGAGTTCGATCTCGAGCGCATCGCGAAGCGCCTGTTCCCGGCGCATGCGCCGCTGCGCAACGAGATCCCGCGCGTCGGCCTCACCGGCCTCGGCTTCGGCACGCTCGCCAACTGGCGCTCCATCATCAACATCCAGAACACGCAGGTCTACGCCGGCGTGTCGGAAGGCAAGCGCGGCGGCCAGATCCAGTACCAGGAGAAAGACTTCTCCGCGACGTACTGCGGGCTGGGCCTCGAGTCGTTCGTCAACTTCGAGGCGGAGTACGCCGCGCTCGGCTACGACGACATCCTCGATACCGCGACGGTGACGCTGCTGCAGGCCGTGATGGTGCAGGAAGAGCTGCAGCTGCTCTTCGGCAACCCGTCCACGGGCGGCATCGCGCTCGGCACCACGCCGACGCCGACCGTCACGGACGCCGGCGGCTCGGGTTCCGGTTTCACCGCCACGGTCCAGACCGTGGCGTGCGCCGCCCTGACCCCGTGGGGCCTCATCATCGCGGGCGGCCCAGTCCCCGCCGGCAGCACGGCGAACTTCGTCATCTCGAACGCGCTGGTCGATCAGCAGACCCGCACCAACGCGGACGGCTCGACGGACACCGTGAACGGCGGCCACGCGATTCTGTCGGCCACGGGCACCGTGACGCCGACGGCGGGCCACAACGTGACCGCGACGGTCGCCGGCGTGAAAGGCGCGGCGGCCTACGCCTGGTATCTCGCGCCGAACGGCGGCGCGACGCTCTACCTCGCGGGCATCACGTCGATCCCGACGATCACCTGGACGCAGATCCCGTCAAACACGAACCAGACGTCGACGGCCGTGTCGCTGACGAGCGATCGCTCGGCGATGCTGCCGGTCGCGTTCGCCGGTCTCACGACGCTCGCCTTCGCGACGAGCGGCTGGGGAACGGGCGGCATCTTCACGCCGATGGGCGGGCTCGTCGGCAACCCCGCGGCCGGCGGCGCTTATTACAAGTCGCTCGCGGCCGCGGCGTTCAGCTTCACGGGCAACGCCTGCAACGAGCTCGACACGTCGCTCCGGTGGCTGTGGGACAACTACCGGATCTACGTCGACGAGGTCTGGGTGTCGGCCTACCAGGCGATGAAGCTGACGAACGGCATCGTCACGTCGGCCGCGCCGACCTACCGCATCGAGCTGCAGAACGGCCAGCAGCGCGTGACGGGCGGTGCGCTGGTCGCGCAGTACATCAACAAGTTCTCGCTCGGCGGCGCGACCACGCTGCCGATCCGCGTCCATCCGTACCTGCCCGACGGCTGGTGCTTCCTCAACCTGAAGACGATCACGGACAAGTATCCGATCGCGAACGTGACCGTCCCGGCGCGCGTGAAGGCACGGCGCGAGTACTACAGCGTCGCCTGGCCGGTGACGACCCGGCAGCGCCAGTACGGCGTCTACGTCGACGAGGTGCTCGAGCACTACATGCCGTTCGCGCTCGGCATGATCACGGACATCGCGTAAGCGAAGCGGAGCGATCACCAGGACGGGGCCGGGCCTCTATCGGCCGGCCCCGTTTCACAGGAGAGACGCACATGCCCGCAGCTGACAACCAGAAGTCGATGCAGACGCCGCCGGCGCCGGCGTTTGACGGCAACAACCCGCGCTCGCCGCTGTCGGGCGATGGGAAGGGGAGGGCGATCAGTCCGAGCGCGCCGAACGTCGGCGCCGCGCCGCCCGATCGCACGGGCGGCGGCATCGTGGTCCAGGGCTCGCCGGTGCAGACGAACGTCGGCGTGCTCGCGCCCGTCCAGGGTCTCGAGCAGTACGGCTCGGGCAAGGTGATCAACACGCCGAGCTCGCAGGCGAAGGCCACGCCCGACACGAAGATCACGAACATCGACCCGCTCGCGTCCGATGTGACGCCGGGATACTGACCATGCCTGGCCCCGATAACGCGCAATCGATGCGGATGCCCGGTCAGCCGGGCGGCAGCCCGCTCATGGATTACAACAACGATCCGGATGCGGGCCAGATGAAGCAGCGGTCGCTCGCGAACGTGCAGACGCCCGCACTGCCCGGCCAACTCACCGGCCCGTTCAGTGTGGTCTCGCTGCCCGTCGAGGGCGACGTGCGCCCCGTCGCTGGGCCTGCTGGCTCGGTGCCCAAGAGCGCCGACCGCGAAACACCGGGCGTGACGCTCGGGCCGCCGATCCGCTCGACGCCGGGGGGCGACGTGTTTCCCAAGGGCTCGGGCACGGTCGCGGACCCCGCGCTCCCCTCGAGCCGCCCGCGTGTCCTGCCGGCGGCCGCGATCGCCAGCTTCTCGGGCGACCGCATGCCGCCCGTGCAGGGACCGGTGCCGAGTGATGCGCCGAGCGCGGACGGCTACTCGGGCCGCGTCGCGAAGCCCACG